GTGTCTGTAGCAACGGCAATCATCGCAGGGTTTTCCTCGGAGTTCGGCCACAACCTCGCCACGAGTGGAGTGGGTATCACTCAAGCCACCGGGCAAGGAGTCCCCAACCAACCAAATGCTGCTGTCTTCCCTATCGGCGCCGTCGCAGTTGACGGCACTATCGGGTTTGCAGTAGCAAACGACGTTTCAACCTTCATCGGAGTGTACGGTGATTCCAACACCGCCGCCAACGCTGTCCTCGCCCAAGCCCAAGTCGGCACTATCCGTGGCTTGACCAAAGACGCGGGGAATAACTTCTGGTACGTCGACAACTTCATCATAACCACGGCCGCTGGTGCATGCGTCGAGATTGTCTCTCTCGTCGACCCAATCGGCACGCTCAACTGGAGGGTAGAGTTTAGGGTCACGCACGCGGCTCAACAGCTCGCAACCTAATATGCTTACCAACGAATATATCGCTGGAATTTTCGACGGCGAAGGTTGGATCCACGTTTCGCGACAGGCTCATGACCGGCTTCTAGTTGAACTAGAGCAGGCATACGGTAACCGAAAGGAAGGTAAACTCTAGTGCCTGCAACCAGGGGAGCTTTTTCTCAGTTGTTAGCACCTGGATTGTTTTCAGTGATCTACGAAGATCTTGAAATGCATCCGGAGGAATACAGCCAGTTGTTCAACATCTACCCCAGCGAGCAGCAATATGAGGAAGACCAACTCGTCGCCGGCCTCGGTGCGGTCCCAACCAAACCAGAAGGCACGTCGCTCGCACTGGATGAACCGATCCAGGGTGGCTCACTCAGGTACACCCATGTCTCCTACGGACTTGGATTCCAAGTCACCCGAGAAATGTGGGATGACGACAAATACGGAATCATGCGACGGGTCAGTCAGGACTTCGCTGGTTCCATCCGCCAAACAGTCGAATCCACCTTCGCTGGTATCCTCACGGGAGGTTTCACCGGTGGCACGACCAAAACGATCGATGGTGTCGTCCTCTTCCAAAACACAGCGACCGGCGGTCACCCACTCCTCGGTGGTGGCACGTATAACAACAGGAGTGCAACCGACGTCGCCCTATCTGTAACCGGACTCGAAGAACTCACCCTGCTCTTTGAACTAATGGTCAACGAGCGTGGTCTCCTCAAGCGGACCATGCCCGAACAGGTCTGGCTGCACGCTGCCAACCAGTTCGTCGCTGGTGAAATCCTGCACTCGGCGTACAAGCCGTACACAGGAACCAACGAAGTCAACGTGATGCAAGGACGCTTCACCCCCTACGTCAACCATTACCTGGTCAACCAAACCGCGTGGTATATGACTGCTGCCAAGCGTGGCCATACACTCAAAGGCTACTGGCGGACACAACCACAGTTTGACTCCCAGGATGACTTCATGACCAAGGGCGCGTCGTTCTCCGTGTTCTTCCGGTTCAGCGCAGGTGTCACTTATTGGCATGGGGTGTGCGCGTCTAACGGTGCCTAATGACAAACATTGACGAAACCTACAAAGCATACCTAGCTGGCATGGTGTTTGTGCCTCGAATGGAGCGTAACCCGTGCCAGCACAAGTCCTAACGAGCCTCATCCCGAAGGGGGCCAATGTTCCCAAAAATTGGCCTTGGGATTCCCAAGAGTTTTACTTCTACCCACAACCGACATCGTACGTTGGTGGCGTCGTCATCGGTGGCGTCATGTCTGGAGCGGTATCCATAACGCTGACTAGTGCACAACTCCTTGCTCTAGCAGCCACACCTATCCAGATCCTGAACGCACCCGGATTACCTCCCAAAGGATTCGGCACTTCCCTCGTCATCCTCCCCGAAATCATGATCGCGGATTACGTGTTCGGTGGTACCGCATACACTCTCGGCTTCGCTGACAACGTCGTCCGTCTCGAATACACGGGACAAGCTGCATCTCTCATCCAAGCTCCCGCGAACGGGCTCCTAACCGCTGGCGTCAACACATTCTCACTCAACCAAGCGGCCGTGTCCCAGAACATCGCCAGGACCGCCGCCGTCAACCTCGGCATTGAAGCCAAGGTAACAGGTACCACGCCCGGGCTTACCCTTGGCAATGGTACACTCACCCTCACCTTGCAATACTACATCGCAATCTTGATCTAACCCCGGAGGGCTGATGCAATTACAACCAGACGTCATTACCTGGCGAATCGTTGTATCAGTCCTCGCTACTTTTTGCATGATCCTTACCGGTATGGTATACAAGTCATT